CATCGTATGTATATTTTGTTCAACACCTGCGCCATGTCTTAAAGCTTTTGCCCTTACAGGGCGCGACTGTTCCAACACGCGATACCCAGGGTGCCGCTTCGCTTGCCCTGGGCTGTGGGCTCCATTGGGCTTTCAGCCCGCCCTTGCTAAATCCGAAACTTGACTTGAGTTATCTTACTACGTTCGTTCAACATGCTTACTACGTTCGAAGTAAATGCTTACTCCGTTCGAAGTAAATGCTCACTACGTTCGAAGTAAACGCTCACTGCGGTCGAAGTGGCATGACTTAGGCTTGGTTTTGTGCTTTCATCACTCCCACACGTGCATCACCTTTTCGTTTGACGACGGACGATCGCCACCGTTATTCGAGCCACACTTGCTAAATCCGAAAGTTGAGTCTCTTTATAAATATCGAGCTACATTACACAAACATTTTGTCCAGGCATGCCGCCTTAATCTGCTTCAGTTTCTCTAAGCGCTGGGTGTGAAGGGCGATTTGGCGGTCAAGGGAGGTGAAGAAGGAGGCGATGGATTGTTGCTCGGCATAAGATGGGAGCATAATGTGTCCTTTAAGAGCATTCTCACTACTCACCTTCATGTCGTTTTTCGCCCCCTTATTGATAAGTGGGTGTATGTACTTATTCATTCTATAAGGTGCATCAAAGTATATTTCTATGAAATCAGGACTCACATTTTTCTTGGGTGAATAGATAGCGTATAATGTCGAAACTATGCCACTTGGACCATGATTGGCTTTAATGATTCCATAGGGTTTTGATTTTAAAGGAGACTTGGTATAAACAATATAGCCCCTTCTTAAAACACCATAATTTGACACGGATTTTCCCGCATAACTGCGGCCTAATAATTCTATTTGATTGCACACGCCAAAATCATCGGAAACCGATAGAACTTCATCCTTGTCAAACATATTGTCGGTGTTTTTCTCTTTTGATACAGCAAGACACTCGCTGAGCAATGCTTTCTTCCATTCCCCCTCGAATCCCTTGAATCTTACTTTGGGCATAGTTTCACCCTCCTGCGGGAACATTGCTTGCAGGCTCGCCGCCTTCATCTGTTTCAATGAAGCAAGACGAGAGGTTGATGCCGAGATTTGAGCATCTAATGTATCAAGGAAAACACTTATTCTCATCTGCTCTTTGGAATCTGTAGGATAAATTAGAGGCATTTGAACAAAGACATCATCCGAGATTGATAATCTATCGAACCTTGCTCCGCAATTACCGCTCAACTTCATGAAACGATGCCACTTATTCGTTTTGTAATAGTGACAAAGATAATCCTTATTTATCCCATCTATCTTAAATACAAGATACAGTGGAGACATTACTCCTGCATATTCAAGCCGATTACGACTGATTGGCCCAACAGGGGCGGTAACTGATACACGAGGATTGTACACGAAATCATCAGGGCTTACTATGAAATAGCCTCCAATGTTGTTACTATTAGCAACATCAAAATCAAAATAATCACGTTGGTCAATAATACCATACTCTGCAGAATTAGTAAAAACTGCTGTACACTCCAATTTGGTGTTTTTTTTAGTCACCTTTGTGAAAAAATCTTTTAAGGGAGAGTTCTTCCACTCCCCACTAAACCCCTTAAATCTTATCTTCGGTTCTTTCATACGTTCTCCTCCTGTTCTTTGTTAATCAACTCATAGAAAGCATTTAGCAGCTCACCGTATTCAGCTTTATATCGTTCAATGCGTTCCAAGTCTTTACTGGTAGGTTGTGGTATCCTACTGATGTCCAAATTGTTTCTCAAGTCATTGAGTTTCACTCTGAGCGGGAGCATGTTTTGCTTAATTTTTTGGATATAGGCAGTCCTATTAGGGGCATTATGGTGGTTTAAGATATGAAGCGCAGAGGCTATTTCAGCCCAGTCATCATCAGAGGGGAAGAAGATGGTACCATTGGGATATGGCATAATGTCAAACTCGTCCCACCAATCATCAGACTTGCTGTCTGCCAATGTGTCAAGTTTCTTGCGCACAGCATTCACAACATTTTCCACGCTGTAATCTGTGTCCTCAGCAGCATCGTGCAGAAAGCCGACTACCTTTTCTTTCCAATCAAACCCACTATTTCCTACGGGAAGCAGATGAGAGGTAAAATAGTCATTACCACCTTTGTCCTTTTGTCCCTGGTGCAGTTCTTTGGCCACATACGCGGCCGCTATGACCACAGGTGTCCAGTAGCCAAGGTCTTCTTCCAAACTTCTGAAACGCCGCTGCGCCTCTTTGGGATTGAACTCGGAGATATAAGCCAGATAGTCCCTATAAAGCTTCTCTGTCTCACCACCAGCTTCCATGAAATCCCACAAGCCGTCCATATAGCCGTCCATGTACTTAATGCCGCGCTCGCCAAGTGCCTTAAAGCCTGCCAACATGGTTTTGCATTGCTTCAGACACGCATTTTGCGCTTCTGCCACAGACTTGAACGCTTCTGCCAACTGGTCGAAATCTTTGAACTCGTTTTCCATACTCACCCTTTGATTAACTCGGTTAAACCCTTGATAGCAAACTCGTCGCCAGTAAGCTGATTGACAAGACCGGCCAATGTCTGTTGTGACGATGCGAGGTCGCGTTCTATGTCATGATAGGTAACGGAATACTTCTCTGCCAAACTCTGGACGGCATCGGCAAGCGTGGCGATGACCGCATCAGGCATGGCACTGATGGCTGTGGTGACAGGTACTATCCACTTTTTATCGAGCAGGGCGCTAATCTCGTGCATGTCGAGGTTTTCTATCTTTTCTTTGGTCTTGGCAAGGAGTTCGAGTGTATTCTTGGAGAGAGCCTTCTTTGCCTTAGACTGTTCGTCCCAAAGGGCTACAATAGCCTTCAGCTTGTCTTTGGTGTCGGGCTCAACATCGGCCTTGGGCTTGGCATCAGCCTTGATTTTGTTTTTGTCGAGTGCACCGTCTTTTTCCGCGTCAAGATAGGTTTCCTGCTCGTCATCGTTGAAGTCATCTTTGATGGCATCAACTTCGCCATTGATGGCCTCGATGCGCTCTGAGATAGCGGTGAGGTCATCGAGTTCGGTCTGGAAATAGACGTGCTGAACAAGGTCGAAAGGCATGATGCGGCCCTTCTCACCGTCTGGCACTTCCTGCTCTACGCCATTTTTGTCCTTCACCATTTTGTATTTCGGTTCCACCACATTGCAAGCGCCCATGCCTTCAGTCTGGATTATTTCAATGTCGCCCATGATGCCTTGCCAATGGTCGGTCAGTATCTGATAGGCTGCATACTTATCCACAAGGGGCAGCGGGGCGATGCGGCGGAAGATGTCGGCAGAGATATTGTCGTTCTCCTCCAGTTCCTTCACATCTTCCACATGATTTACAAGACGCTGATGAAGCATCGCCTGGAAATCAGCAAAGGCTGTGGCAAAGTTTGCCTTGAAAGCCTTTACATCTGCGTTAGCTAAGATCGTATCTAATACATTCTCTGCCTTGACCGAGGAGTATGGTTTATCGGCCTCGGCTGCAAAGATGTCCTGCTGCAGCGTAGGAAAGGCTGTCCAGTAGGTGCCAAGGTCTGAAATCTCGGTGTTAGGTATGCCACCAAACATGGTGCTGTAAATGTCATACTTCACAGCAGCTTCGCTCGAATCTACATAGCGGGGTATGTTGAGATTGTACTCATTACGGCGAATTTCGTCACGACTTACCACACGGGAGTAACCAGGAATATTCTTCCGCTCGCGATAGGTGTCGGCAATTTTCTTCACATCTGAGGCACGGAGCTTGTTCTGTTTGCCGTCCTTGATGAAGCCTTTGCTGGCATCGATGATGAGCACACCCTCGTCGCCACGGTTCTTTTTCAGTACCATAATGAGTGTGGGAATGCCGGTGCCAAAGAATATATTAGCAGGCAAACCGATAATGGCATCGATATTGTTCTTCTCAATGAGGTTTGCACGAATTTGGCCTTCAGCCTGACCTTCTTCACGCTCTTCGATGGGCAACAGATTACCGTCCTTGTCGAACCTCTTTGGCGCCTTGCCACGGAACAGTACGCCATGTGGCAGCACAATAGTAAGAATGCCGTCCGACTTAAGGTGATGCAGTTCATGGAGCAGGAAAGCATAGTCGGCCTTGGTTTTCGGAGCCAGTCCATACTGGGCAAAGCGGGCGTCCATTTCCTTGTTGGTTGGATCCCAATGCTGCGAATAAGGCGGGTTGCTCACCACAGCATCAACAGCCAGGGGCTTGTCTATATCAGAACCTTCCTCGTGGATAGGCCAGTCCTCCTCCAGTGTATCAGCACAGCGGGTGACAATATTCTGCGGAATGATGCCTCGCATTACGAGGTTCATACGCGTAAGGTTGTAGGTGTTCTCCTTAAGTTCCTGGGCGTAGTACTTCACCTTGTTCTTACCCCTGATGTGTTTGCTCACGGCCTTGCCGATGGTGATGAGCAGCGAACCGGAACCACTGGTGGGGTCATATATTTCGAGCGACTCCTTCTCCTTATGGTGCTCGGCCACAATCTCCGACATCACCATAGCAACCTCGTGGGGTGTATAGAACTCACCTGCCTTTTTGCCAGCATGGGCGGCAAAGTTGCTGATAAGGAACTCATAGATATAGCCCAACACGTCGTAGTCCTGCGAGCCATCAGTCGGTATGTCCTTGATGAGTTTGATGAGTCCTTTCAAAGCCTTGGTCTGTGCCGAAGGATTGTCGCCCAGTTTGCTCAGACCCTCGCGCAGGGTTTTGAAGATGCCGGCATACACCGATGCAAAGTTTTCACTCATCAGACGCTCGAAGTTACTGAGCGCCTCGCTGAGCGTTGCGACGCTGAACTCGGTATCTGTAAGCCAAGTATTGAACAGATACTTGTATTCGATGAAGAAGCCGATGTGTTCCTGACACTCGGCGATGGCGTTCTTCATATTCATATCCTCGTAGTTCTCTACGAGTTCCACCAGCTCATCTTCTTCCCATTCGCAGTCCTCGATGAAGTATTTCACCTCTGTGTCGGACAAGAACTTGTAGAAGATAAGTCCCAAAATGTAGTCCTTATACTCATTGGCATCAATCTTGTTGCGCATATTGTTCGCCGATGCCCATATTCTGTTTGCCAGCTGTTGCTTGTTCATATATAGGATTCTATTATTTTTCTTGTCGCAAAGTTATATCTATCTATGCAGTGCATCTGCATAAAAGAGAATGATTTTAATTTTTCTTCCGTTTTTGACCACAAAGTAGCTTCGTTGAGGCTTGACGCTATATTTTCCTTATTACACTTACTTCTTCAAAAGTAATGATTTTTCTGTAAATTACGCACTGTTCCAACAAAGTAATGTGTGTTTTCAGCTGAAAAATGTACCTTTGTGTCATTAATAAAGTATTTCACGTATTATATTGGATAAATTATGAAGATCCTTCCATACATAGTGTTCAGCTTTCTTATGCTTTGTGCGTTGTGCACAGGCATTAACAGCTATCACAGAACAGAATACATGATAGCCCAGGATGTTAATCAGGCATTGAAGCAAGTTCTTCTGAAAATGCCAGACAATGTGGTTACTACAGACACCATACGTTGTTATCGCAACTACCTCACTATAGCCGAATTGAAAGATACGGCAGGTATCGCCATGCGTACCGTACGCAGAGGTGGACGTTGGGAAACAAAGTTGGTGGCAGAGGCAAATTGCAACTTTGCTACGACTTTCATGATGTCCGACCAAAAGGCTTCGGGCTCTCTTTTGTTTATCGGGATGCTGTGGCTGTTAAGTAGTTTGTGGTATGTAAGAAGGAATAAACCGGAGTTGATTGTTCAAGGTTTGGCATACGGTGGTATTGTGTTCCATGATGATAAATTCATGACCATATCGGGTGAGGAGATACGTCTTACTCCTATGCAACACTCCTTGCTCGAAATGTTCATAACGACAGATTCTCATACGCTATCGAAACAGGAGATTTGCGACCGACTATGGCCTAAGAAACCTAATGCAAGCGATACGCTTTATACGCTAATCAGACGTATAAAACCTATCATAGAAACACATAGCATTCTGAAAATCGAATCGGATCGGGGTAAGAGCTATAGTCTGAAAATCAGATAGATAGGCATTTGTTGGTTAATTGTCAGGGAGATGTCAGCTTGAATAATTGGCTTTCTTGCAAGGAGAAAATAAATTTGCACCATAAAATAAATAAATGGTGCAAAATGAAACGATTATTTACAATTTCAATTATTATGACTTCTGCATTCTGCGCTAATGCTCAGAATGTGGACAAGACAATCACGCTTGATGAAGTAACGGTTAAAGCCTCTAAGGTAGTGAACAAGGCCGACGGTATGATAATCTATCCTACCGATGTACAGAAGCAGACTTCGAACAATGGTTACAGCATTCTTGAGAAACTCACACTTGCCAATATTCGTATTGACAACATCAGCCATACTATTACTGCTATTGATAACAGAGGTAGCGTTCAACTTCGAGTAAATGGCATTGTTGTAGGCAAACAGGAGATGTTGGCTCTCAACCCAAAGGATATTGTCAAGATAAACTTTATAAACAACCCCGGCGTTCGTTATGGCGAAAGCATTGGCTATGTGATTGATATAGTTATACGCAAGAGCGAGAGCGGTTATACTATTGGCACGGACCTTACCTCAGCACTTACGACGTTGCAAGGCGATGGTATGGTGTATGGTAAATGGAATAAGGACAAAAGTGAATTATCGCTTTCGTATGATGTAAGTGGATACAAAACAAAAGGTTCAAAGAGCAAGCAGTTGGCAGAATACACCTTGACAGACGGCAGTATCTACACTATTGAGCGAAACGATGTGGAGTCGCTTGGTAAATCCATTGCGCATGACGCAAAACTAACCTATAACTGGTCTGACTCCACAGCAACCGTCTTTCAAACTTCCTTGAGTGGAGCATTCAACAACACGCCAGACAACTATAATATTAAGGACATCACGGACGGCTCTCGACAATATCAGGCTACAAGCCGAGAAAAAAACAAGAGCCTTTCGCCTGTATTGGATATTTATTTCTTTCGCCAGCTCACCCCACGCCAATCCATCACAGACAATGCCGTAGGTACCTATATATCCACACAGACAAGCAACTATTATGACGAGGGTACGCCTTATAAATATGATGTGGATGGCAAGACAGCATCTCTTCTTACTGAGGTGATTTATGAGAACAGGCTCAAGCCCTTTACACTCTCAACAGGCTTGAACTATAGCTATAAACACACAAAGAACGACTATCTTGGCGACGCTTCCGCTTTGACCAAGACTAACAACAACCGCCTATATGCCTTTGCAGAAATTAAGGGTCTGTTCCGACCTTTGCGTTACACATTAGGTGCAGGCGCAAGCTATATCCATTACACTCAGAATGGTCACAGATATAACTTCTGGACATTCCGTCCAAAAGCCTCGCTGACATACAACATCAATAACAATATGCAGTTGAGCTACACCTATCAGATGTGGGACAGGGTATCCCGTATAGCCATGACGAGTGATGCTATGATTCGCACCAATAGCATGGAATGGACTATTGGTAATCCAGATTTGAAACCTTCGCGCGATATGGAGCACCGATTACAGTTTTCATATAATACCAATCGCCTGCAGACCTTTGTTGAAGGTTATTACAAACAATGTTTCAAGCCCAACATGGCTCATTATGAGCGAACTGACGACAATAAATTCATTTATACTCAGATTAATCAAAAGAAAATTTCTGTGCTGAACGCTATGGCGTATGCTGGCTATTGGCTCTTGCCCGAAAAACTTCAGATTGCAGCCTATGGAGGAATGAACAGATGCTTTAATTTCGGCAAAGACTATACACATTGCTATACATCGTGGTTTTATGTAGGTAGCATCACGGCTTATCTCGGCCACTTCACGTTGCAAGGATACATAGATAACGGCAACCGATTTTTTGAAGGCGAATCGAAAGGCTTCAGCGGTGCTTATTCGGTTCTAAAAGCCTCTTACATGTGGCGCGACTTGCAGTTCTCATTGTCATGGGCCAACCCCTTTGACAGCAATCATAAGTCATACGAGAATGAATTGCTCAATCATAATCTGTATAAGCACACTATTGGTTATTCTAAGGATAGCGGCAATCTCGTTACGTTGAATATATCTTGGCAACTGAGCCGAGGCAACAAACATAAGTCAGCAGAAAAGAAGATAAACCTGCGTGACACGGATAATGGTATTATGAAATAAAGCATACTCCACAATACACAAAATGCAAGCACTTATTAATTAGGCGTTTGTATTTTGTGTGTTCTTTCGTTTTAATCAAACTGCATCATTTTAATACATCGTTAAAACAATGCAAATCATAAAATGGAAGGTGTCTGTCGTTATACTTCAATATTCTTATAATGATTGAAAGACATAACGGGATACTAATGATTTGATTCAATAAACACCATTGTATTTAGCTCTATGACAACATATGTGAAATACATCTCCGGAAATTGCAAAACACATATAAAACACCCATCATTATTTGTAACATTTCAGTGGAACTTCCACTAAAAACGAATTAAGTGGAAAGTCCTCTGTTACAAAGACTCTCCACTTAATTTATTGAGATTCAAATATTTGCTATTATTCCTCCACAGCTGCCTGCGCAGCTGATTTCACCCTCTCATTATGAGGGACTTTTGAAGAATTTGTAAGTGTCTCTATCAAAAGAGGTGAATTAACTAATCTTATCGTGCTAATCTCATTTGTTTGTGCGACTTTGGCTCCGGCATCACAATGCCGTCCTGAGCCGTTATTTTGCCCCTCTGACGAACTTTATGTGCTCGGATGAGGGTTTTATTGTTTTGACGAAAACAGACGCTTAAAACGCCTTATTTGCGTTTCGCCTCAACAAGTAGGTCGTATAGTTCCACGGAGCGTTCGGTGGCGAAATACTCTGCCCATTCCCGGAACGTGTGCGGTATCTCCAACACTCCGTCGTCGTAGTCCATGCAGTCCCACCAGTCGGAAAGTTCCGCAAAGACTTCAGGAGGGTTGGTGCCCAATGCGTCCACTACTTCCGTCGGGTACTGCTCGATGAGCATCATCTGCCAATCCCCGAAATCTGTACCGGGATTTTCATGGAGAATGTTCCATGCAGCATCTTTCAGTTCAGCATAGAATTCGTCCTCCGTGCAACCTCCATTCCAAAACTTAAAATCGTTCATTGTTCTACTATCACTAACTTTGTCCACATGAAGAAGATACTTAAACACATACGCTTTTGGTATTATCGCAGATTGTACACACGACTGGTCTTTGCCTATTTGAAGCACGAAAGCACAAGTTGTGGTGCATACAATTGTGCAGAAGATGCCTTCACTGCAATTACTGGTCGCTCATATTCTGAAATTCGCGACGAGTGATGCCCTTATGTCTTGCTCCGTCTTTTACTACAACCTCTTCATCAAGTGAGGACGCATGAGGAAGTAATGCAGGTATTGTGAATTTTATCCTTGATACATTTTGGTATTTCTCAGCCGTTTCTTCTTTACCATTTCCACCAATGCTAAACACTCCTGCAACGGTTATTCCTCCTTTTATGCCATTGGCTGCACCTTCTGTTGCTTCAGTAGTAACTGCCACATCAAAATCAATGTTAGATATATCGGCATATCCATTTGGAGTCTTAATGTGTGTAATCTTGTTGCCAGCCTCTGTGATAGGGGCAATGGTTGCAAATTCTTGAACACTCTCCTGTGTTTCTTTTACGGCTGTGACAATGTCAGTCAGTGCCGTCTTGATGAATTCTTTCAGTTCCATAGATGTACAATTAGTTGGATGTTTTCTTGATGTCAAAGATTGCACACGATGTAAACATGACAGCTGGGATAGATGAAGCAAGGACGAAATGCCATTTTGAAGGGTCTAATAGTGCAGCAAATACCGATATGGCAAGTAGTACACCAATGAACAAAAATGGGGAAATTGCACTTTTGTTCTTGCTTAAGACTAATGCTCCACCTACAACGGCAAAGCTCCACATGGTTGCAAGAAGTAGGCATAAATCATTGATGCCTTTCTGTATGCAGCAACCAAATTTATCATCATAGAAAATCATCATACAGTCGTCATATTCGCATTTATGTCCATTGTTTGACAGAAACAAGAATGGTGTAAACATAGAGATATATGTTGCTATGCCCAATACTTTCTCCATTTTTCTATCTTTAAGTTTCATCAAATCTTTATTGCCGTCCATATCATTTAATTTCTTTAAAGCGTTTATATTCTTTCCAGCTAATTCCCGTCTGGAATGTAGCTTGTTTGAAATATGGGTCTTTCCAACAATGGTACATGAAAGCAATAACAGATATTACCCCACGTAGCAACATTATAGCCCATAGGATTAGTGCCATCCCAAGAATATTCACAAGGGTTGGCTTTTCTACCAAAGACAGCAAATATCCAAGATAGCGTAAGACTCCCAACATGGTTGCCGCGATTAAACTACAAATCGCGGTAAGCATAATAGTTCCGATAAAATGCAGAATATATTTCATTTCTCCACCATCTTCTCATAAACCTTAATCAGTCTCTCCTTTTCCGCAAGTAGGGCTTCAAGGCTCTTTACTCGCTCTTCCCAAATAGCAGCACTTACATCACCGTTGATGTTGTTATGCGCCCCGTTCCCATTGACTTGATTATTATTTCCTGCCAACGAAACCTCCATCGACGTATCAGATAAATCATCCGTGTATTCTTTGAAGAAGTTATAACCCAAGGCTTCACTTATTGTTGCGAGTTTGTCTGTATCAATACTTGTTTTATCAAGTATCCTATTCACATTTTGTTGGGGTACGCCTATTTTTCGACCAAACTCAGACTTTGACATACCAAGTTCATTGAGTTTCTGCTCAATGCTTAAACCGATGTTAACTCTTTCAATATTCATAAGCATTTTTGATTTAGATAAATCATTATATAGTTAATAATTCTTAATTCCGAACAGAAACCTACTCGTTTTTGATGTATGTAAATCTATTTTGATTACCTTTGCGGCATAAAGATACTAAAAAGTAATCAAAATAACGAATAAATGGAAATAAAACGACTTAAAACCGCTTCACTTTCCGATGCTTTAATGCAGATGTCGGTTGGTGAAACTCGCCTTGCTCCCGAAGGATACAGTAACAAGACCGTCATAAAGACCTGCTGTGAACTCAAAGAGAAAGGCTATGTGTTCAGCACAACAACGAAGACTGGAGAACAAGTAATAACCCGAATAAAGTAAAGAACAATGAAAAAGTTAATCATCACATCAGCACTCCTTGTTGCAAGCCTCATCAGCTGCAACACCTCAACCCAATTGTCTAACGAAGAACTCGACCGTATTAGCTGGTCAGCCTTCTGCAAGGACTTCGGCTACAACGAAAAGGCCGATGCCAACAACGAGAAAGCCATCAACGATTATCTCGACGCTTGGCGCGGATCCGTTGCAGAAGAAGAGGCGTTCAACAAGTTGGGCATAAACCTCTACAACTAATGCCTAATAAGTTCTGCACCTCCTGCAAACAGTCCTTCAATGCTCTCAACGGCTGTTTCTGCATGTTCCTCAACCGTTACGTTGAGTACGCAAAGACACCACCATGTGCAACCATTAATAACAACAAAAAATGAATAAAGCATATTCTATCATCCGCGTTTGCATCCTACTTATCATCGGATGCGCAGGAACACTCTTCCTTTTCGGAGAGGAGCAAGATAACAGTTTCTTCGCGTACCTCTTCCACCTTATCCTCGATAAGGCCCTCGGTTTCCTGCTGCTTGCTCTCACCATCTTGCTCTTCAACAAGTGGCGCAAGCATGACTGGTTGCTTCAGTTCTTCGACAAGCTGTGCGATGAAGCCGACGAGACCCCCAACCCAATGAGCCGACAGGAGGGCGAACTATAATGAACTTTCTCAACTTCCCCGACAAGTGCGTACGCTACTCCACCTTCCTCAATGATGTGGCCGCAAAGGTGGTCCACATGATTAAGCAGGATGCCAACGATCCAGAGTTCATCAGCCAGAACAAAGCGTTTCAGATGTTCGGTCGTGGCAATGTGGAGCGGTGGCGCAAGCAGGGCAAAGTCCTTGCCTACAAGCGTCCGGGCAAAGTCGAATACCGTACAGCCGACCTGCGGCTGTTGCAGAGGATACAACAAGACTACCTTGAAAAGTAGCCTCAACTGCCGCAGATAGAATGCTTAATCGGAAAGGGCACCCGGCGCAACGGGAACCACAGAAGGCATGTTACAGCCGAAGTACAAGGCTCAAATATGCTCACGGAGTGCATTAGTGCGGTTCGACTCCCACCTGCGGCTCACAGACAAACAAATAATATTCATCTTTTAATTTTTAACACTATGAGTAAGATAGAACTTACAGTTGATAAAATCAACGCAATGGAACCTACTGGGATTGTTCGCAATGACAATGTACGCGACAAGTTCATCCAGATTTACGAGGCAATGTGGACACCATCTACTGGAACATCAGGCGAAGCAGCCTACGAGCGCGAGGCACGCAACTTCAACCGTCTGCTTTCTGAGAAAGAGGACGTGCGCAAGACGTGCACAAAGTTCTCGCTCTTCACAGCTTTCCTCGACGTGGCAATTTCCGGACTCACCCTCGACCCCGGCACCAAGGCGCAAGCCTACCTCCTCGCTCGTTCCGTCGCCGTTGACAGCTACTATGACAACGGACAGAAGAAAAACAAGTACGAGACACACTGCATGCTCACCGTGTCCGGATATGGCGAGCTGGTGCTTCGTGCACGCTGCGGCCAGATACGCCACGCCGACAACCCGGTTATCGTGTACGAAGAGGACAGCTTCGAGTATGGCGAACGCGACGGACAAAAATTCGTCAACTACACATGCCGTCTTCCCCACACCACCGGCCGTATCGTTGCTTGCTTCATGAAGATCACACGCGCCGATGGTTCTATCGACTATGCTGTCATGCTGCCTGAAGACTGGACACGACTCTCCAACTACTCCGCTCGTCAGAACGGCAAGTACAATTATCAGTCCAAGACGTGGGAGAACGGCAAACCCAATGCGCTCTACGTTGCACAAGGCGGACAGATTGACCCCGGCTTCCTCGTTGCCAAGTGCATCAAGCACGCCTTCAAGACCTATCCGAAGGCACGTGTCGGTCGTGCTACGCAGTTGGAGTCACAGCAGGTTGACGAGACAGAAATCACTGACGACATCTACGGCGTTACCGGTGATGGCGAGAAGGTTGACACCTCCACTGGCGAGATTATCCAAGAGAAGCAGGACTTCGCACCTCAGACCGACACGTCTGCAGGAGTAACCGTTGACCCTGCCGCCAACGACGACGATGATACATTCTAACCCTATAATACTTACAACAATGAGTGAACAGACAACAGACCTCACCATCGTACGCAAGGAAAACGTACAGATGATAGCGCAATCCGCGCCACAGATTTACAAGGACAACACAACCTCGTCCGAGCGTTGTACCGAGTATGGCCAGAAACTCCTTGCACAAATCAAGGCCAACGGCATGAACGATGAACTGGATATGCAGTGCGCCAACTACATCAACAAGGCTCGCAACACGGTGAAGAAGATGAACACCAACCGTTCAGCCATCACCAAGATATTCGACCAGATACGTTCCGAGTTCACCGGCATGGAAAATTCTGTCGATCCTAACAAGACCGGTTCTATCCCTTATCAAATCCAGCAGGAGCGCAATGCCTATGCAGCACGTAAGCGTGAAGAGGAAGAACGCCTCCGCCGTGAAGAGATTATCCGTCAGCAGCGCGAACAGGCTTTCAGCCGCTACAAGCAGGACGTGGAGGACGACTTCAAGCGTCAGTTCAATGTATATACGACCAATGCCACAAACGAGCTGACAAAGCTCAACAGCGGTCTGACCCTCGAAAACTACGAAGCACAATGCAAGACTATCCATGAATATCCCGTCACTCTTCCGGCTGACTATGGAAACACGCTGAACTCTACAGTCCTTATCCCGACTGAAATTGCCGACATGAGAGACCAACTGCCGGGCATTCGTTCTTCCATCCTTGCCAAGCTCATGCAACAGTTCCGTGAGCAATTTCAGTTCGAGGTGGCCGAATATCGTGACTCCATCATCGACATGCTGCCATCAAAGAAAGCAGAGCTGGAACGTATGCAGAAGGCAAACGAGGAAGAGAAGGCACGCATGGCTGCTGAACTGAAAGCACGTGAGCAAGCCGAAGCCGCACGTATCGAGGCTGAGCGCAAGCGCAAGGAGGAAGAGGAAGCAGCCAAGAAGAAGATGCAAGCCGAGGCTTCCGAGATTGGCAACCTATTCGGTCAGCAAGCGGTTGTTTCTCCGGCTGGCTACCAACCTAAGACCTCTGTCAAGAAGCGCATACACTTCCACGACGCACAGGGCGTTCTCGCTGCTGTATCTATGTGGTGGTCCAAGGAGGGACAGTTTATGTCGGTCGAAGACCTCGCCAAGATATTCAAGAAGCAGATCACATTCTGCGAGAAGGTGGCCAATGATAAGGACCACCCCGAGTTCATCAGTTCAACATCTGTCTCCTACGAGGAGGAAGTTAAAGCAAAGTAAACGATTATGTACGAAAGTGGATATTACCCGGCTGGCGCGGAGTATGACCCTCGCGCCCCATGGAATGAACGTGAACCAACAATGATTGAGTGTACGGCTTGTGGTGGTACTGGCTATCACTACTACGCCTACGACTTTGTGGCCGACTGCGAAACGGAATGTACCGAAGAGGAATACGACCAGCTACCAGAAACCGAGGAAGAAGCCGAAGCCAAGGGCGAACACATCATCAAGGGCGAAAAGGAAACCTGCGAGGTGTGCGACGGTGAGGGCGAAGTTGAATACGAACCTGATTACGACGACTATGACGAAGATTAACAACCCGGACGAATACTATCAGAGAAGTGAGGTCAGTAATTCTGACCTCACCGAACTGAAGAACCTGCTGCACCCTCACATGCAGTTCGGCGACAAGGAGGCTGCTTTCCGCTTCGGGTCTATCGTCGATGCCATCATCACCGAACCCTCGCGTGTTGACTTCCTGCACATGACCATCGACGGCGAACAATGTTCTGAGGAGGAGTTCCTCCACGCTCGCGAAATGCAGCGTGCACTGCGTGCAGAAGCACGACGAGACCAATTCCTCGCTAAGGTTCTCGAACATGCCGATACACAACGCTTCATGGTCAACAAGCAGCAGGAGTTCTGCAATGGTGGATTTACCTTCCATCTGGACACACGCTGCAAATGGGACTGGTGGTTGCCAATGGCCAACTTCGGCGGCGATCTGAAAACGACATTCGCCTCAACACAAGCTGAGTTCGACAATGCTGTAGATTTCTTCGACTGGGACCGTAGCCGGGCGTGGTACATGGACATCGCCCATTCCGACCGCGACTTTATCTATGCAATCAGCAAAAAGAACTGCAACATTTTCAAGAAGTTCATCAACCGTGGCGACGACATCTACAATCGTGGACGCGAGAAGTACGAAGAACTTGCCTTCCAATATTGGGCTTTCAACCTTATGTAACAGACAAAGTATGAAAAAGAAATTATCACAGACAGCACAAATCCAGCTGCTCAAACGCCTCAGACGTATGTGTCCGTTCGCTGTGTTCTCTGGCTCTTACGGATATACATGCGGTGGCATGGTTGGGGGGGTACGTTCTTCTTCAGGCATGGCCGCTCGCTCAAAGGAAGTTCGCCATTGCATGCTCTCATGCGCCGACTTACGCAAGCAAGCATACATACATGGCTACGACATAACGATTTCAAAACACACAATCAATGCGTATGGCTAAAACTCTGAAACATAACCTTCGCGTCGAGCCTTACGACTATCAGAAGGAGGGCATACTTGCCGGGCTGCGCTGGCACCGATTTCTAATCGGCGATGAGCCGGGCTTGGGAAAGACGCTGCAAAGCATCGGTGTCGTTGACTGTGCCAATGCTTACCCTTGCCTTGTGGTCTGTCCGTCCTCGCTCAAAATCAACTGGCAGCGCGAGTTCGAGAAATTCACAAACAAGAAAGCCCTTGTGCTCGACAATTCCGTGCTTACCACATGGCCTTATCTTCTCCGGATGGGCATGCAGCAGGTGGCGGTCGTCAACTACGAGTCTCTGCGCAAATACTTCGTGTGGGACATCAAGGGAGGACGTGGTGGGTTCCGGCTGAAAGATGTGGTTTTTACGCCCGACATCAAACTATTTCGCTCTATCATAATTGACGAGAGCCACCGCGTGAAAGACCCGTCAGCGCAGCAGACCATTTTCGCACGTGGCATTGCTGAAGGCAAGGAGTATCGCATTTTGCTGTCAGGCACACCGGTTGTAAACCGTCCTGCCGACCTCATAGCACAGCTTTCCATCATGGGACGTTTGCCTGAGTTCGGTGGTCGCTCGAAGTTCCTTGCCGAGTACGGCGGTGGCGAAATCTCCAAAGAGAGACGAGGGAATGATGAGGACGACGCACCGCGCAACCTCGATCGGCTCTCTGCAGAACTCTATGCACGCTGCATGATCCGTCGCGAAAAGGCTAAAGTGCTCACCCAACTACCAGACAAGACGCGCACTGACCTCATCGTTGACATCAGCAACCGCGACGAGTATATGCTTGCAGAAGCCGACCTTGCAGAATACCTGCGCACATATACAGAGTGTGACGACATCGACATACGACGCAAAATGCGCATGGAGGCTCTTGTCAAGTTCATGACGCTGCGCTCCCTCTCTGCAAAAGGAAAGGTGAAGCAAGCCATCGACTTCACGCGCACCTTCCTCGCCAACGGCAAGCCACTCATTCTCTTCTGCTCTCTGCATGAGATTGTGGATGAGATAAAAAAGGCGTTTCCAAAGGCTGTATCTGTTACCGGGCGCGACTCCATGATGATGAAGCAAGCTGCTGTCGATGCGTTCCAGTCCGGGAAAGCACAGCTAATTGTCTGCTCCATAAAGGCAGCTGGCGTGGGTCTCACACTCACGGCCTCGTCAAACGTGGCTTTCGTTGAGTTTCCATGGACTTATGCCGACTGCTGTCAATGCGAAGACCGCGCCCACCGTATCGGGCAAAAGGACAACGTAACGTGCTACTATCTCCTTGGTCGTGGCACCATCGACCGAACACTCTACGCCATCATCCACAAGAAGAAGTCCATCGCCAACCAGATAATGGCTACTGACGACGACATTCCACAGGATGAAATGTACTTCGACCAGCTTACGTCACTCTTCCTCAATCCGGACGACGATGGCTGACCTATGTAAGACCGACCTGCAGCGCATTATCAAGTATCTCGATGATGCGGCCGCTCTCTACGATAAACAGCACGGTCTGCGCAATTCATGCCGTGCATGGTGTATTAGACAACTCACCCAAAAATTAAAAAAGAAAATAAAATGAGACAGGTTATAAGCCAAAATCTAACCGGGCGTTACGCCATCATCAAGATCTTCCCATTCATCCATGCGCTGAAGGTGGAGGTAAGCGAAAAATTCATCGACGAACAGAAGAATGAATTGACAGAGTACCGGTGGCGACTCGCAACAGACAAAGACGTTCTCGACCTGCGCATACCTATGACAGGCGAAAACAATATAGCAAAAACATTATAAACTCAATTTTATCTATCATGACAAAGAATGAATTGGCACGTGAGGTATCAGTATCAGAGAAACTGCACCTCTCAACAGCAGTGAAAGCCATCGACGGCACACTCAGAGTTATCAAGGAAGCACTCGCCAAGGGTGAAGTGGTTGTTATCCGTGGCTTCGGCAGCTTCACCCCGGTTGAGGTAGCCGAGCGCACAGCACGCAACTTCAAGACCGGCAAGCCTCTGGTTATCCCGGCCCACACGTCTGTCAAGCTCCGTGCAAGCAAGGAACTGGTAAAGGCTATCAACGAAGGAAAGGAGGCCACACTATGATGCTATATGAATGTGGTGTCCGTTACGAGCGGACGATGGCGAACGGCATTACCAAGAAAGTAACAGAGTTGTACCTTGTCGATGCCCTCTCTTTCACCGAGGCTGAAGGACGTATCACCAAAGAAATGGAGCCGTTCTATTCGGGCGACTTCGATGTTGTAACAATCAAGCGCACCAACTACTCCGAGATTGCCGAGAACGACAAGGGCGACAAGTGGTTCCGCGCAAAGCTTCTCTATATCACGCTCGACGACAAAGGCCGAGAGAAGAAGACCGCTACTCACTTCATCGTCCGTGCCACCGACATCAACAACGCACACGCTGTTGTCATTGACCGCTTGAAGGGGTCAATGGTTGACTTCGAGATTGCTACGCTCGACGAGACTAAGATTATGGACATCTTCCGTTACAAGCCTAACACAGCTAATGGATAAGTTCTATAATCATGCCTTCCAAGGCCGGAATAAGTACGGCAACAAGCGCGTAGGCTCCCACGCATCCAAGAAAGAGCACTACCGAGCTGGCGAACTACGCATGATGCAGCGTGCCGGACTTATCTCCGACCTTCGGGAGCAGGTATCATACCTGTTGATACCTGCACAATACGGCGAGTGTGGCAAAGATTTCAAAAATCGTCCTACACGTGTTCTTCTCGAACGCCCCTGCTCTTATGTAGCCGATTTCGTTTATACCGACAAGGCTACCGGGCAGACCGTCGTGGAAGACACAAAGGGAGTCAGAACAAAGGAATATATCATCAAGCGGAAACTCATGCTGCATGTGCATGGCATCCGCATTAAAGAGGTTTGATTTATATGGCACGAGACAGTTTTATATTCTATCGCAGTTTCCTTGAGGCTATCAAGTGTATGCCCTCCGAGGTACAGGCCGAGATATACCCGGCTATCGTGGAGTATGCCCTTAACGGAAAGGAGCCTAAAGGACTATCCGACATTGCCAAGGGGGTCTTCATCCTTATCAAGCCAGTGATGGATGCCAACAACGCACGCTCTGAGGGCGGCAAGAAAGGCAAGAAGTTCGGCAAACTTGGCGGTCGCCCTGCTAAGGATAGAGCTGTCTCGTCTGCCATTTCTGACAAGCCCAACGTCACGCCCGGCTACACGCTCACGCTGGAACAGGAGATTGAAGAAATGCGTGCCGATCGTTCTTGGAACGAACCGGTATGTATGCAGTTCCACATACGCGAGGACGAGCTTGGCAAACGCCTCGACTCCTTCCTCAACCACTGCCGTTGCGAGTATGAGGGAAAACCTCACGACAATATCAATGATGCCAAACGTCACTTCTGTTCGTGGATGCGCAAGGCGTACACCTCACATGCCGAGCCGGAAGACGCACAAGAGCTGCCACCTCCGTCATACGAGTTCAATGGCGGCTTCGGTGGGCAAGATGTCTAACCTTTAATGTCTGAGACTATGGCTCAATATCCACAATGCCTAATCGCTGAACTTGCCAAGTATGGCCGTCAGCCTACCGGCAACAAAGACTGGGACGCTGCCGTCCTTTCCGTTCTTCGCAAGAACGAACGCGAGAAGGATGCACCGTGGCTCACCCTGCACCAATGCGCACTCAACCTACGGCGAGAGAGCGAAAAGGCGAGAGCACAGACGTACAACCTTGCCGACCCTAACGTATATAGTGCACACTCCAGCTTCCTTGTCTATATCGCCAACTCTGTTGTGCTGGCTCCTCAACGCCGCAAGTTCATCGTTGACGACGACAACAAGCAGGTGCTGCGCTTCCTCTTGCTCTACTTCAACAACTGCCCTCTGGCTGAAGAAGTGTTCCCCGAACGTGGCTACAAGCTACACAAGAACCTCCTTATACAGGGCGGCGTAGGTGTTGGCAAAACGCTCCTCATGCAGATATTCAGCGAATATCTACGGCGCACTAAGAACCCTCGCTTCTTTCACAACGTGTCGGTCACACAGATGGTCAACTATTACACCATCCACAACAACCTTGACCGCTTCACTTATTTTGAGGAGGAAAGCAAGGGCTTCCAGTGTAAACCCGAAAACGTGTGCCTCAACGACATCGGCATACAGGACCGCACGTTCTTCGGCATGGACACCGGGTTGCTCACCGATGAGTTCCTTCACGCTCGCAATGAGATTTGGACACAGTTCGGCAAGTTCGCCCACCTGACTACAAACCTTGACAACAAGGAACTTGAAAAGCGGTTCAAGCGCAATGACGGCTACGGCCGACTTGTGGATCGCTTCAAAACATACAACGTAATTCCATTACCCGGAAAAAGTAGAAGATAAATTATGGAAACAATTGAGATTAAATCAATGACGAGCATTGAAGATGCTGTCAAATTAGTATTACACACCGCCAAACTATCAGGAAGTCGTGTAGTCGCAGAGTTTAACGGTTTCATTCTCGACTCAAAGAATAGCTATGACAAGAACCTTGATTTATACTGGGCTTACATGGGACGAGCTGACCGTAACGTAAACTGGGAACAACGCCGCTACGAGATAGCAAAGACCATGCTCCCTGCCATCTACACCGACGATGGCAATGCGGCAAGAGCTGACCACACGCCAATCAACGGCTTTGAGTACAAGACCCTCGAAGGCTGCTGCCGTGAAGCTATACGCTTCGCAGATACACTTATCAAAGAGCTAAAAAAGAGTGAACAATAATATGAAGAAAAAAGTATTGAAGCTAACCCTCAAAAAAAACGTGGTACGACCTCATCCTGCTTGGTGTCAAGCAAGAAGAATACCGCGAAATCAAGGAGTATTGGTTAAAGCGCCTGTTCGATGTCCAAAGTCCAATGATAGCAAAGTTCGTCTTTGGCAACGTTGGATTGACACCAAAGGATTTTACGCATGTCCAATTTCGTCTCGGCTATAAAAAGAACGCTCCAACCATGGAGTTCAAGATAACCGATATAAACATAAACAGAGGAGACAATAGAATGGGAGCACCCATAGATCAAGACGTAATTATAATCAAGTTCAAATAACAAGCAGTATGAACGACGACATCATCATTATAGAACGTTTCTCCAAGAAACGATATGAGACATACAAGGCTAAAGGCATACCATTCCATGTAGTTAACGGTAAAGGCCGTCTTTGTGAAGTCAAGGCCTTCGACTGCGGAGAAAAGAAAGACCAAGCATTCGTAGAAGCCACCTTTGAATGGAACGGTGAGAACCGTATCAATTCTTACTATGCCAACCAAAAGAACGGCTGCACTCAATACCGCGAGCAGGACGGAAAACTGTTCATCCTTCGTGGTCCATGGTTCAATCATAACGACCTTGTAGTACAAACAAGAGACGGAATTGCAGGACGAGAAATCTTCTTCTGGCATGGAATAAGACCAAAGGACAACATGTTCCTTGCCAATTGGGGAGCTTATTCGCCTTATGATGATTTGCACGACTCCGATTTTTCCCAGTGCACATTAGGCTGCGATTTAGAAAACACTCATCCGAGTGGCCAAGTACGCAATTATCACTTCCGTCTCGCAACAGAAAAGGATATTGCCGACTATCGCAATGCGCTTCGCGACCATCGTATAACATGGGAGGACGACGGACGCTTCTATCACTATCCTCATGTAGGCGACCACTACTACGAGATTTTCTTTAACCACGGAGTAGCCGACTTCCGAGAGTGCATTTTGGAAAGCGAAGATACACGCCCTGAAATATCACGTCTCATAATGGAATGCGACCTGACTGTACATCTTGAATTAAGAGAGAAACGTGTTAGACAACGCGTAGATGAAATCAACAATGCCCTTGGGCTTAAAAAATAACAAAACAATATGAAAAGAAGAATTGCACGAAAAATCGACAACTACAAGGTAATGCCTCAACGCCTTACCAACAAGGCCATGTACCTCTACCTTCGCATCCGCGAACACTGGAGCCTGTCAATAAGAGGCAAGAACTACAGCACCTGCTACGTCATGGACAACTGGGGACGTGTCCTCATCTACTCACGCTCCTATCCCGGAGGGCGCGTCGAACACGGACACGGCTACGATGCGTGGCACGATGAATTCGGCAGGCTGTATCCAATCCGTAACCCTAAACGCAAAAGAAAGGCAAGACGATGATAACAGCTATATGGACAACTGTCCTTCTCGTCGCTTTCTTTCTCCTGCTCGCTTGGCAATTAGGCAAAGACAAAGGCAAAGAGCAGGGCTACTTCGAGGGTTACAATAAAGGATTTAGCGATGCTAAGTTCTTATCAAAGATGGAACACGAAAGGCAGCATCAATTAGAAACGATGATCAACAAAAACACTTTCATCAAATGTGAAGTGTGTTTGAAACGTCATGGTAAACATAAAACAATAAAACAATAATGGAACAGTTAAATAACATAACTCTGCACTTTGGAGACTGCATGGACATGTTGAAGAACATGCCAGATAAGTCTTTCGACCTTGCAATTGTTGACCCTCCATATTTTTCAGGACCCGAACGCCGTCAGTTCTATGGTTGTAAGGTAAGCAAAATTGGCGTGAAGAGATTGTACGAGAAAAGTGAGACATGGGAAGTTCCAACAGCTGAATACTTTGATGAACTTCAAAGAGTGTCAAAATATTACATTGTATGGGGATGCAACTACTTCAACTATATTTTTGCACCGGGTAGGATTGTATGGGATAAGTGTAACGGCTCATCATCATTTTCTGATTGCGAGATTGCAGCTACAAATCTATTCACAAGCGTTAGACTATTTCCTTTTATGTGGAATGGTATGATGCAAGGGAAAAGTGTGAATGAAGGACGTATTATGCAGGGAAATAAGAAACTGAATGAAAAGAGAATACACCCAACTCAGAAGCCTGTAGCTCTTTATACATGGCTACTTACGAAATTTGCAAAAGAAAAATGGCGTATTCTTGACACACATCTTGGTAGCGGAAGCATTGCCATTGCTTGTGAAAATTTTGGTTGTTCTCTATTGGGAATAGAAAAAGATGAACACTATTACCATGCGGCCAGAGAACGTATAACACACTATCAACATCTGCAACATGCGCCATCCCAAACGCAGGGCTAACATGCTCTACAAGCTACGTAGGAGAGGTATTCACTGCAACACCAAGGAGCGGTGCATATACCTCCCCTACAATGAGGATCCAAAGCACTACCCACAAATACCAAGGTTGTGCCGGGAGTTTCACTTCTACGTTCAATTCATCATCACATGATGGATTGAACGTTCCTCTAAACTTAAAACCATCTTTCATCAACAACCCTATATCTTTGCATTATGATTAAACTCTTGGAACGAACACGCCGCCCCGACATAACATTCTCCCGTAATGGCCGCATTTCCATTACGGCAAGAGTCGTGCGGTTACTCTCGCTCCAGCCGGGCGACAGTATAAACGTAGCCTTCCACCTTGGCGAGTGCTACCTGCTTGCTGTCCGGCACCAAAATGCAATAGGACGGCATGTCGCACAGTGTCACCCGACAAAGAAAGGTTCCAACAACTACTGTGCGTCTTCCGTCCTCCTCGCACGGCTCATGCTCGACAACTGCGGCATAAAAGAGCAGCGTGCCTCATTCATGATAGGCCAAGCAGAGAAACGCGACGGCGAAACAGTTTTACCAATAATATTTAAGCATCCGTTATGAACCAAGAAATAAAATATAGTGGCTTCTCCGCTGTGCCGTCCGACTATGAATGTTCCGACGGCTCTCTTGCCGTGTCCATCAATCTCCTGCCAGAAGACGGTGCCTTGAAGCCTATCCTCGCGCCATCAGAAGTTATGCAGCTTCAAGATGGTGAGGTCGTCAAGTTTATACACAAGACTTCCTCGTTCACGCATTACATCGTATATTCTGTGAAGAGTGGAAAAATAGCCTCAATAGACAAGGACACAACAGAACGCATAGAGGTCGGCTCACTATATAGTGTTTCTCATTTCAATGCTGTAGGTAATACATTGCTCGTCTTTACGTCCGGCAGCTTCTACTATTACTTGTGGAAGTCTGGCAAATACGTCAAACTGGGCGACCATATCCCGGATGTTGAAGTGTCGTTCGGTCTTGTCGGCCATCCTCGTTTGTTCAGTCTTTCCGATGATAGCAAGAGTACGTTCACCATTTACTTTGATGGTATTTCCGAGGGATCACTCTACAACGAGTTCACAGAAAACAACAAGACTCGTATCACAGAACAGATAATGGCGAAAGTCAACAAGTTCGTTGCTCAGGAGACTGTCAACAAAGGACGGTTCTGCTTTCCGTTCTTTGTCCGTTATGCCTTGCGTCTATACGACGGTTCACTTGTTTATCATTCCGCACCCATTCTCATGAACCCATCTACTAAGGCAGCTCCCATTGTATGGTGGAACAGGGCAAAGGGAAAGAATAGCTATACAGAGGCTGTCTGTGACATCATGCTTATGGCCGCATCGCTCGACTATAAGGTTGTACGGAATGATGACTCGTACGATCTTAATGACTGGTCCGACATTATCAAGAGTATTGATGTGTTCATATCCAAGCCTATATACACATACGACCAAGAAGGAAAGATTTCTTCCATGTCAGATGTTGACAACTACAATACAAAGTTTATTGGCCGTCTGTATGCCGACAATAAGAACACCGTAACATCGACAAAGGCAGAAGACAAAATACTCGGGCAGTTCTCTTCTAAGGAATTTCTTGACTACTACTGTGAGTGGGAGTATTCTAAGATCTACGCTATGTACTATTCGTCTGACCGCTCTTATCCTTCTACGGCTTTCCACATGCCGGAGTTCACTGAAGGAAAGGTGTCAGAGTCTATCAAGAACACTTCAACGTTTTACAAGTTGTGTTCACTTGAAATTGCAGATGCCATTGCCGACAACAAGCGAAAGGACATTATCGTTGATGATGAATATCTACAGTCTCTTGTTACGCGCGAGGTTATGACCGACGACTATCTGACGCATGACCAACTGCATGCTGATTACTCATTCGTCTATAATAGTCGCCTCAACTTGTCCGGACTCAAACGCAAGCCATTCACCGGCTATCTGGCCCAGTCTATGTTCGCATATTGCAATGGACGTTACAACTGGCAACCAAACGGTTCCACACTAAACATATCAATGGCGGCATTCTCTACTGATGATTATTCCATTATGGTTTACATCAAAGAAAACGGACAGGAATATGCTGTGGCTTCAGATGAACGTTTTTATGGAATGGGTATGCAGTTATTCTGTAGCTCTGAAATGGTATCTACCAGCGGTTCAACGCAAACGACGAAAAAGAGTAAGCATTCGTGGGGGTGTTATGTTTTCTACCCAAACCCGAATGCCTACAAAATGGTTATCTATAATTTCAGTGCTGCATGTTATGCCATCGACCTCAAACAGCATGAGTTCCTGAATGGTGCCTTTGCTGTCCTCGACTACGAGCTGGTACGTGAAAAGAACTTCACTTCGCTGCCGTCTGTCTATCCGTCACACGAAGACAACAACTTCCCCATTGAGATTGCCAACAAAATCTACACTTCCGAGGTCAACAACCCCTTCTACTTCCCGGTACTTGGTATCAACACCGTGGGCACGGGAGAGATTAAGGGCATCTGTTCTGCAGCAAAGGCCCTTTCTGAAGGACAGTTCGGTCAGTTCCCTCTCTATGCCTTCACCTCTGAGGGTGTATGGGCGTTAGAGGTTTCGTCCACTGGCACCTATTCTGCCAAGCAGCCCATCACGCGCGACGTGTGCATCAATCCCGACGGCATCACACAGCTTGACTCCGCTGTTCTCTTCCCAACAGACCGCGGTATAATGCTGATCAGCGGCTCGCAGACGCAGTGCATATCCGAAGCCATCAACTCCGAATATCCGTTCGATGCGCTCCGGCTTCCCGGGTTCGACAAGCTGCACACCATGCTCGGACATGAACCAGCAACAGACAAGTGCTTGCCTACGCTGTCGTTCACCAAGTTCTTGAAGCAGTGCCGGATGCTATACGACTATGTTCATCAGCGCGTCATTGTCTATGCGCCCGGTATCACATACGCCTATGTCTTCTCGCTGAAGACAAATCAGTGGGGAATGATGTTCTCCAACATTGCCTCACACCTCAATTCATATCCGGATGCACTGGCCATGGACACTAAAAATGCTGTGCTCAATTTCTCGGTACCACTAACAGATACCGTCAAATGCCTATACGTCACACGTCCTCTCAAACTTGAAGCGGCAAACGTATTGAAGACTGTCGCCGGTGTCATACAGCGTGGACTGTTCCGCAAAGGAAACGTATCTACGGCCCTCTACGGTTCACGCGACTTGCAGAACTGGCACCTTGTATGGTCAAGCAAAGACCATTATCTACAGGGCTTCCGTGGCTCTCCTTACAAGTATTTCCGAATTGCCGGTGTAGCCACACTCTCACCAGATGAAAACATCTACGGCGCGTCAGTCGAGTTCACACCTCGACAAACCAACAAGCCGAGATAAAGAAGATATTATTAGGTTTAGTTATTTATTAAGGTTAGATTGTTTTAGGTAACTAAAGAGCCGGGATGCGTGATGCACCTCGGCTCTTGTCTTTATTATCCTAACCAATGTTGCCTGATACGCTTCCGTTCCATTCTCGATTGGATGGAGGTGCGTATTTCTTGTTCTGCCTCAGCAGCCTTGGCAAGCCACGTCTCCGACTTCGACGGATTGGTTATGCTTAGCCAGTCGGCCACGCCTCGGCACACAAGGTATTCGTGTATCAGCCTTTCCACATAGGTCAGCGTGGTTTGCGAAATAGTGTTGGGCACAATCATGTTTATATGATATTGCTCCCTCTCCTTTAGCTTGTCGTCAAACTCTGTCTTGACGATTTCTTTCTTCGACCAAGGGTAAAGCATTTCCCGGCACATGGAGATACCCAAATCCAGCACTCTTGTCACCCGGTCCACATTGCCCTCCTCGCCAACGTCAGCCACCATGTGCTTGGCGTGCTCGGTTTCCGGGGCCATTACATGGCTCTCCACATAGGCATTGTTCTTGATGTCATAAAGCAACTGTTCTCGCTCGAAGGTAAGCTTTACCTTTAGCTTCGCTCCCTCATTCTCTATGCAGCAGCTCATAAGCGTTCCTCCTTAGTCTGTTGGACGCTTCGGGCGGCTACGCTTGCTCACTGCCTGTTGGATGCTTAGCAAACTTCTCTGTGCAAGGGCGATGTACTGTTCAGCATCTGCCTTGTTTGTCACCATGTACCACTCGGCGATGGCGGAGTTCTTCAGGTAGTCGTGGATGGCCTCGCCCACACCGGTGGTTGCAGCCTCGTTGAAGTTGCTCGGCATTGTGAGGTTAAGCGTCAGATCTGTGCTGCCGTCATAGTGGCTGTTGTCTGTGCTTGTGCCGTCCTCGTTGAGGTAGTCCGACAATTCTGTCTTCACCTCGGCAAAGCCTTTCTTGATAGAGCGAAGTATCTTCTCGCGGTTTTCTTCGTCCTCAGAGGCAAACATGCTCGCCACCTCCTTGTGGTTGTCCTTGTTCTGGATAGTACGGCCACGCAAGAAGGTCTCGTTCATGATGTCGAAGAGAAGCCACGAAATTTTGATGGTTGCCGTCACGCTCTTCTTGGCACCTAATGTCTTTTTTTGTCCTTCCATATCAATAAAATATTATTTGTTAGTCACTCGGACGGGTCGGCCTCTTGCGACTGTATAGCAGACGTTCCGCACCGTCCATCATTTCTCCGGCTTGGTTGAAGTAGTCAGCGGCTTCGCCCTTGTTGGCCAGCTTGAACCACTGGGCGATGATTGAGGCAATGAAGAAGTTGCGAAGGGCCGACTGTACATTGTCCTTCATCCCTTTGTCAAACGACTTGCTCACCTCCAGCACGGCTTCGTAGCCTGTCCTCGTCGCAAGCGACGGAACAACGATGCTCTGCGCCTCCACATCTTTAGGTTGTTGTATGGGTGGAATAGGAGTTATCGTTACAAGTATCTGCTTCGTAACTCCACTCACGATCATCTCTTTCAGCCTCTCATTTGTGGCAAGCACCGACTCCTCCCAAAACCTGCCGAGGTCTGAAAGGTCGCTGTCCGTGGCGAGGATGCGGTCTCGCGCTCCCTCGTCGCCGTCTATCAGCTTCGCGCCTGTGTAGTCGGTAGCCTTGGCCACCTCTTCATACACGTCGTCCTTGAATATCTGTACGGTGATTGTCTCCATGTCAGAATGAGATTAGTGAATACGTTAGTCCGATGCCTATATATGGCTGCATACCTTGTTTACCGAAGCCGTAACCTGCCGTCACACCGATATGCCATTTCTTAGGAGGCTGCTTAATCTTGCGCGTGATATATTCATGCTTGGGATATACATAGATGCTGTCAAGCTGCACGTCATAACCGCTCACCCATGCCGTGTAGTCACTGCCATTATACATCTTTTGGGTGATTGGGATAGTTACCTCAGCACTGTCACGCACATCTGTCGCATTGTTTTGTGTACAGCTTTCTGCCGGTTGTGTGTCCGCACGGATAGATGGCTGCGTCTTGTCACTCTTGGGCAGGGTCACGGTCTTGTATGTCAACACCAAACTGTCCTTGGGTACTGGCTTATAGTAAGGTATGGTGTCAATCACAGTGTCACGCACCACTTCTGCTGGTTCATGATCTTTGCCGTAGCCTCCACAATGCACGATGCCAACCAGACAGACGATGCCAACAACCACACCTAACATTGCCCACAAAAAGCCTAAATTCTTCTTATCCATAATAGTCTTTGATAAATTCAACAATAGCGTTCACATGCACAGCTGTCACCTTCTCCTTGCCTTCCTCGCTCAACAGCAGGTCAACGTCTTCTTTGTTGTCTTGGAAAAGGTTCTCCGTCAACACTGCAGGACAGTTCGTGTCTCTACAGATAGCAAGGTTCTGGGCGATGTACTTGGCATAGGGCACACAACGGTTGCCTTTCAGTCCTTGAAGTATTGCTTCGTTCCAAAGATACTGTGCCAAGGCCTTGCTCTTTGCGGATGCGTTCATGCCTACATGGGCAGAAAAGCCTCGCGCCTCATGCCATTTGCCGTCGCCTCCTGCTGCATTGTTGTGGATCGAGATAAGCAGTACGTTCTTGGTGCCTACTTTCTTGCAGATGTCGTTCACACGCTTACAGCGTACAGACAGTGCAACGTCCTGCTCCTCTTCCACAACACGCTCTGCATTGTAGCCCATGCCGCGAAGCTCGTTCACAACTCGTGTTGCAATCTCTCTTGCATACGCATATTCACGCAACCTTTTGTCCGGGCTGCATTTGCCGGGGGTGTTCACCCCATGCCCATTGTCGATTAGAATTTTAATCATAATATATAATTTGCTTAGAAAGTTGTAGAAATCTGTATATAATTTTACGCAAAAGTTGTATTTATGCGTTCAACCTTTGGTAAAAGTCTGTCTTGATATTATCATACGCAAGTTTAATATTAGTATAAGCACGAGCATTGTTTGCGCCATCTTCATTATAAATTTCGCCTTCAACAATCTTCGCCACGTCCTCCACCCATTCCGAACTGCAAAACTCTGAAATGGATTTACCTCGATATGTGAAAGAGTCGAAGCGCGAGTTGCGGTCGTTGTGTATAACGAGCAACGACTTGCGTATCTTCGCTGCTGTCGCTTCGTGGTCTATGATGTGGTTCTCTTCTCTTACACGCTTGATAAGTCGGCACACCTGCTCAATGCTGAGGTCGAAAGCAAAACCAGTAAGGTTGCGGATGCGTAACAATGTCTCCGGGCGAAGACCCTCTGATATGTCTTGCAGCATGTCGTTCTGCTTACGTGTCTCTTCGGCAAGGTTGTGCATGCTGTCCTTCTGGTCCTGCATCATCTGCTCAATGATGCTCTTGAACCAACGGAAGAGTGCCACCATCATGAAAGCGGAAAGAAGAAGAAAAAAGGCTGCCGTTATTGCCATCATGCCATAGTCGCTAATACCTTTAGCAACCTGCGTAACTTGACTTACATCGTTCATCTTCCTGTCAGTGCTACTCTTATTAAGCGTCCTACAACTACTCCGGCCATCGTACAGCCGAAGTCAACCCAATCCCATTTGCCGCCATACAACTTGTCTTTAAGTTCCAAGGCTCCGGCTACACCAGCTCCGGCATACAGCGCACAGTAGGTATCATCAGCTCCCAAGCCGATGAGAACGCCACCTACGATATGTCTGCCGCGGTTGCTGGATTTTAACCATGTAATAATCTTTTTCATTGCCATTATGATTTTATGTTCTTGGCAAATTTAGCGACTTAACCGGTGAGCGTCGTTTTAACTATTGTAGCACAAAAAAAGAGGAGCAAGATTTCTCCTGTTCCTCTTATTGATAATGTTGTGATTACATGTCAAACACGTCCCAATCTACATTGTCCTTCTCCTTCCATCCGTTCCTGATGGTTTCAAGAATGAAACATGCAGCGGCCTCGCTGAACTTCTTGAACTCGTCTCGCGTCTGGAAGGTATGATAGATTGGTGTAGCGTCGGCTTTCTCGTTGAGCTTCAACGTAAGTGGGAATGTAACACTTTCGTTGTTCTCAATAAAGGCAAAGTTACGCTGCTTCTCGTCTGTGAGCCAAACCTTGATGCCCTCATACTCAAACTGATTAACAATCTTGTCTTTGGTCTCTGCGTCTATCATAGCCCAAACAAGTTTCTTTATCTCGTCAAGCGTGGGCTTGTGCGTGAACGTATGGCGGTATTCGTATGTACCGCTCTCTGTTTTATACAGACCGAAATAGAGCAGCCATTTATTCTTGCCTACTCGTTGCAGTCCGTCCTGACGTTTGGTTGTGCCGTATATCTTTTCCATTGTCGATATGATTTTGTTGAGGCAAAGATATAGTATGCAGCCCAATTCACGCTTTTATCTTTAGTGAGCCGCTTTATGTGAAGTTATACTTTCGCTTGCTGCCGTCAAACTGTTCGCACTTGATGACGGTCTCAAACGGAAAGCCATCCTCGATGTCGCTTATCTGGTCAAGGATGCCTTTCATCTCGTCCGAAGCGGTGAAGAATTTGCCCCATTCCTGTGTCGCAGGGTTCTTGAACGACACTAAGTAGCGGTCTTCGCCAAACTTCGTGTCCAGTGTTTCGTAGTCGTGAATTTCTACCGGGATGTTCACGATGTCTCCCAAGCGTGTAACCTTGCCCGGAAAACGCTTCTTGCCGTCCGCAGGGGTATAGGTCACGCCCATTTCTGAAAATTTCTTCATGTTTTTACCTGTTAATATATAATATAAATGCTGGCAGTCTGCATGACATGCCATTCCTTTGAACGAGCCTATAATTTGTTGTCTTCGCTTTCTCGATTTTATCTTGGCGAGTTTTCTCGCAGCGTTCACCTTTGTACGCTTGCGTATTCGTGAGTGGTTACCATAATCAATATACCCCAGTGCATCCATTCCTGCGCTCACTGGAGCTACCTTCTCGCTCGGCTTGATTATCAGATTGTAGGGCTTACTTAGTCTGTGCAGTGTGTCCCTGTGTTTCCACAACTCTTTTTTGTCGTCTCCAAGTATGTATATGTCGTCACAAAAGCGGTTGTAGTTATCCTTTCCACACTCCTCTATCATGGCATGGTCAATGTCATTGTGATACAGGTTGCCGAAAAACTGTGAGGAGCGTAGTCCCTTACTGATGCCTTCGTTGCCATCCGGGTGCAATACCTTAACGAAGTCTATTAGTATGGGGAGTAATATCGGGTCGGCTATATACTGCTTGATGATGTCAATCATCTTGTCGTGCAGTATGTGGTCATAATAACCTTTATAGTCGCTTTGATAATAATATATAAGGTCGGGGTTCTCGGCTCTCACTTCCTGCATTTTGTGGAATAGTCCGTGTGGGCCGCGTCCTTCTATCGAAGCTGCCGTGTTTTCTATTAGCAATGGCGAAAGGTGTTTCTCCACAATCTCCATGATGGCATTGCAGCCTATACGTTTCACAACAGGAGGTGCTTGAACCATTCTTTTCTTCGGACCATCGTCCACCTCAAACGAGGATAGACGCTCAACACGAAATGTGCCATTGCCAATCTGTTCTTTCAGCTCGGCAATGATTTCTTTCTTGCGCTTCATATAGCGCACCATGCGTGGAGTACACTCCACACCATCTATAACAACCGTCTCCCTCCATTTTATTCCGCTTCGCGTGTCTGCGTTATGAAGGTTCGACATGACACGCTTGAACGAGCGTTCCATGTTTTCGTCCGAAATAATTTCTGGGATGAGGTTATATAAAGGAAAACAGATAGAAGTCGGTGCTTCTACCTGTCCTAACAAGTCTTCCAATGTGTTGACAGCCTTCCTGTCCTGTGGGGAGATACTTGCGCACTCCCCACATGTGGTTAATGTCGTGTTCCGGCTTTCCATAATTCGTTTATCATGCTGTTGCCGAGGCTCTAATCCCTCGGAGTTTGTTTGCGGCAATCCTCGTGCCACGTCAGAGTCCCCCGATTAAGTACCACTTAGAATTTCAGCCGACCGCCGTAGTTCGTGTTCGAGTTCGAAGAAGCGTTGTTCGCGTTCGCATAAGCGAGACCGCTGTTCGCATTCGAGTTGTGGCCAGACCGCAGAACACAGCGGCGCGTGGGATTTTCTGCCTTTTGTTTCTTGTTATACTATCGGACGCACAATGTCCACTTTCAGTCCCAAAGCGTCAATGATGCGGAAAAACATTCCCACACCAGGCTCTATCACACCTTTCTCTATGCGTGATATGTAGGTCTTGTCCGTACCGACTTTCTTTGCGAGGTCAGATTGGGTCATGTGCTCCTGCTTACGGGCATCATAGATAATCTGTCCCACGCAATAGTTGGTGGCTTCCTTTCTGAAAGCCTCTCTTTCCGCAGTTCCTACTGCTCCATACTTGGCGTCAAGAATGGCATCAAAACTGCTAATGTCATTTCTTTCCTGCATAATATTCCTTTTTAAGTTCAAGTGCTCTGTCTATCTCTTTGGAGGGTGTCTTCTGGGTTTTCTTCTGAAAGCCGTTGAAGAGCATCACGATGTTGCCCTCGTCGAAAATGAAGAACGCTCGATATATATTACCATTGTAGGAGGCTCTTATTTCATAGAGACCATCCTTTATGTACTTTACAAATTTCTCGCTCACTCTGTCCTGCATCTTCAGCACATCAAGCACATAGTCTATCTTCTTCTGCGCTCCTGCTTCCAAGGCGCGGTAGAACGTGAGGAAATAATCTTTGTAAACCAGTATTCTCCGTTCTGAGTTCATGGTGCAAAGGTAATACAAAAAGTTGATATATCATACAACTTTTACTTTTATTTTGCAGAGCTTATAAAAAATCTCGCTAACGCGAGATAAAAAGGGAGAGGGAGCAGCCTCCTTTCGTCGGCTCTCCCTCTGACGCTTTTTTCGAGCTTTCGCTTTCCGCTTAGTCAACAATCACGAATTTTCCGCGGAAGGCCAGCCGACCGCCGTAGTACGTGTACGAGTTCGAAGAAGCGTAGTTCGCGTTCGCATAAGCGAGACCGCTATTCGCATCCG